CGCTGGTGACGTTTCAGTCCGCAGAGGTATGGCCCGATCAGATGGTGAAATTTTAGGACATGCTACAAGCAGTCAGCAGTTCAATGAAATGGCATTCAGTATTGAGCGTACATCAGTTACCGCAAAGACTCGCGCCCTCAAAGCAGAGTACACAACTGAACTCGCTCAGGACCTCAAAGCCGTTCACGGTCTTGATGCAGAAACTGAGCTTGCTAATATTCTTAGCACTGAGATTCTTGCAGAAATCAACCGAGAAATCGTTCGCACCATCTACGGTGTAGCTAAACTCGGGGCCCAGCAGAAGGACCTTACTCATACAGGCGCACACACAGGTGTATTGACTAACCTAAATGCTGGTGGTGTATATGACTTAGCTGCTGACTCAGACGGACGTTGGAGTGCAGAGCGTTGGAGAGGCCTCATGTTCCAGATCGAACGTGAAGCAAACGTCATCGCCAAGCAGACTCGTAGAGGAAAGGGTAACATTGTTATCTGCGACAGCGATACTGCTTCCGCACTAGCAATGGCAGGATTCCTTAACATCTCACCTGCACTCAACACTAATCTTAATGTTGATGATACTGGTAACACTTTCGCAGGTGTTCTGAACGGTAAGTTTAAGGTTTACATCGATCCTTATGCAACTGCCAACTCAACTTCTTATAGTGCAAATGTACCAACCAACTACGCTTGTGTTGGATACAGAGGAACCAATCCTTATGACGCTGGTATCTTCTACTGCCCATACGTTCCACTCCAGATGGTTCGTGCGGTTGGTGAGAACACCTTCCAGCCCAAGATTGGGTTCAAGACACGTTACGGACTCGTTAGCAATCCATTCGTCACTACAACTGGTGCTGCGAACGGTACACCCGATGGTGAAACACTAACGATTCGTAAAAATCAGTATTACAGAATCTTCCGAGTAACTAACCTACACGGTAACTCTGGATCCTGATACAAACTCGTAACTCCGAGTGAGTGAGGGGGAGTCCTTTTGGACTCCCCCTTTTTTTGTATAAATAGTATAGAATGGGAGATACTATTATGCCAGGTTATACAGCAGAAGATCAAATAGGAATTGATAGTTATTACCAATCATCTATGAACAAACAACCATTGGATGACAATTATCTGATGAACAATTCTTTTAGATTTAACATTCAAAGATCTCCCACAGTATCGTATTTTTGTCAAAGGGCAAATATCCCTGCCTTCAGTTTTAATTTTATAGAACAGCCAACAAGATTTGGTGCAAAGGTTTATAAGGTAGGAACATCGTATGAATATAGCGAACTTGAAATATCATTCATAGTCGATGAAAGAATGAAAAACTGGCTTGAGATTCATGATTGGATGAGATCATTAAGCAATGCAGAAGACTCTAGTGAGTTTGTTCCGTTTGAACAACAGACTTCTACAGCAGAACTAATAGTATTAACCAGTTCATATAGACCTTATTTGGCAGTTTCTTTCGATGATGTTTTTCCAATATCATTAAGTTCTATTGATTTTGATTCTACCATATCTGAGACTGAACCTATCATCGCATCCACAACATTTAGATATTCAACTTATTCTATTAAGCCAATACGGGAGTTTACATCTTGATTTAGACAGTTTATGTGTTACAATACTGTTTAAATATAGGAGAAATTTATGAAGTTCGATGAAATTAAAAAAATGGTAGAGGAAGATATCGTCATGGATTCTACAGAGTTAGATAAAGAAGCGATTAAAACTCCACAACTTCATGGTAAATATTTAAACATATTGACGGATGAAAAACTTCTAATGTCTAAGCTAGATGGAGACTTTAAAAGATTAAAAAGAAAAAAATGGTTATATTACACAGGAAAGATGAGTCACGAAGAATTGCAAGATTTGGAATGGGAACCTTTCAATTTAACATTACTTAAAACTGACGTTGATAAATTCCTTGAATCTGACGATGATTTGATAAAAGTTAAGAGTAGAGTTTTGTTTTCACGGGAAAAGATAAACTTTTTAGAAAATACACTCAAGATGATTTCAAATAGACAGTGGTTAATCAGAGAAGCTATAGACTGGGTTAAATTTACACATGGAACATGATAGTATTCATATAAAACCATATGATGATGTTTACGTCAAGATTGATTGTGAAAGGGGAGTAGCTAAAGAACTCTCTGATTTTTTCACATTCAAAGTTCCAAACCATCAATACACCCCTGCATTTAAAAATAAAGCATGGGATGGTCAAATAAGACTTTATAATCTATACAAGCAAACCATATACAAGGGATTGTATGAATATGTAATTAAGTTTGCTGAAGATAGAAAATATAAAGTTACATCTTCTCTTCCAAAAGAAGACACAGGGTTTACCAAAGAATCTATAAAATCATTTATAGAGGAACATTTAAATGTTCCCTATTCGCCATATAATCATCAAATAGATGCGATACATTATGCAATAGAGAAAGATAGATGTTTACTTTTATCTCCGACTGGATCAGGTAAATCATTAATAATATATTCACTGATGCGATACTATATTGACAAGATAGCAAGTGATAAAAAGATTTTGATAATTGTTCCTACCACTGGATTAGTTTCCCAGATGATGAGCGACTTTAAAGATTATTCCAAAAAATCAAAGTGGAATGTTGGGAAAAATTGTCATGCTATTTTCTCAGGACAGGATAAAACTACAGATAAAAAAATTGTAGTATCGACTTGGCAAAGCATTCACAATATGAATGAAAAATATTTTGATCAATATGAAGCAGTATTTGGAGACGAGTGTCATTTATTTAAAGCTAAATCTTTAACTAAGATAATGACAAAGTTGAAAAATTGTCCATATCGAATAGGAACAACAGGGACTCTAGACGATTCTCAAACTCATAAACTGGTAATCGAAGGACTATTTGGTAGAGTATTTAAAGTAACAACAACTAAAGAATTGATGGAAGATAATCTATTATCTGAATTGAAAATAGACTGTATAACCTTGTCTTATAGTGATGAAGAAATTCAAGAGATTAAACGTGCTAAGTATATCGAAGAAATAAAATGGCTAATTTCAAATGAAAAAAGAAACTCTTTCATAAAAAATCTAGTAAAGAATGTAGAAGGAAATACATTAGTCCTGTTTAACTATGTGAAGGAGCATGGTATTCCCTTGCATGAAAGTGTTTTGAAAGAGTGTAAAGATAAACCAGTGTTTATGATTCATGGTGGAACAAGTGTGGATCAACGAGAAGAGATAAGAAAAGTTGTAGACAAACAGAAAAACGCTATATTGATTGCTTCTTATGGCACTTGCTCAACTGGGATCAACATTAAGAACATCAATAACATAGTTTTCGCTTCTCCCAGTAGATCTGTTGTTAGGGTTCTACAGTCCATAGGTCGCGGCCTAAGGACTTCAAAGACTAAAAATCAGGTAAAGCTATATGATATAAGTGATGATTTGAGATACCTTAAATATGTGAATCATACATATAAACATTTACATGAAAGAATCAAGATATATAATAGAGAGAGATTTAATTATTCTAGAATCTCTATCAAACTATAGAGGGGGGTACATATGACTAATAAGTACAAAATCCTGAAGTTGAAAAGTGGAGAGGAAATAATTGCAAGGATAGTAGGATCTAACAAGAATAAAATGATTCTTGAAAGACCGATGATTTTTAAAACTACTTTTCAAGTTGATGGCCACGGAAGAAAAAGAGAGATAACCTTTCTTAGAGATTGGCTTCAGAACACCAATGACATTAAGATACAAATCCCAAAGGACTACATAGCTTCATTTTTAGCCCCAAATGTTGAAGTATCTAAATTATACGATCTTGAAAAGGAAAGGGATGACACGGGTCATAGCACTCCACCTGATCCTAAAACTGACTCTCCTAAAAATCTATTTGAAGAACTCTCCGGTAAAAATCCTCAACCTAATATAAAAGATATATTAGATAATTTGATTGAAGATAAAGAACTAAATGGAGAACTGGAAGATGAAGAAACTTTTGAAAAGTTTTTAGATAGCATCGACAAGCATAAAGATTCTTTTGATCAGTTAATGAATGACGCAGACAATACTCAAGATTATATTGTAATGAATATGATGTTTCCTCCATCACTTCTTGAAGATCTTATCGACAGAGGAATCATTGACGTAGGTGAATTAAGTGATATAATGTCTATGTTCGACGAGGACATTAATAAAAAAAACCCACACCCAGAAGGTCTTAGTGATGAATACACTGGAGACGAAGAAGATAGAAAAGACTTTGGTAATAAATGGTCTGATTGGTCATCAGATTTGAATGATTATTTTGATTAAAAATCTATCTCTTCAAACCTTGACAAAGGCGATTTTACCAGTACAATGAAAAGTGTCAAGAACAAAATATAAGGTTGAAGAAACTTAATGAGTAAATCAAAAAACGCAAATCACTACGTTGACAATAAAGAGTTTTTCAAAGCTATGGTAGAGTGGAAAGCTAAAATAAAAGAAGCAGAAAATCTAGGTGAACGGAATCCTCCAGTAACAGAATACATTGGAAAATGTTTTATGGATATTGCTGAACACCTAGCGTATAGACCTAATTTTATGAACTATCCATATAAAGATGAGATGATCGGAGATGGAATAGAAAATTGTATTTTATATGCTCACAATTTTAATCCAGAAAAATCAAAAAATCCTTTTTCATATTTCACTCAAATAATATACTATGCATTCTTGAGAAGAATTGAAAAGGAAAAGAAAAACTCATATATCAAATACAAAATGTTAGAGATGAATGATCCAGAAGGATTGTTCTCAAGATACTTTAAAGATAATTATTTCGGTAAAGACGGAGATGATAAAAGTATACAGGATGCCTTTAATCTATCAGATAAAGATATAGAAAAGTTTACACCTAAGAAAAAAAAGAAAAGAAAGAAGAAGGCATCTCTTGATGATGTCATGAAAGATGAATCAAATGAAGATAGCACTGATAAATGACACTCACTTTGGCGCACGTGGCGATTCTCAGTTATTCTTAGATTACTTTATGAAATTCTTTGATGATGTATTCTTTCCATACCTAAAAGAAAACAATATCAAAACTATTATTCATGCAGGAGATCTAATGGATCGCCGCAAGTTTGTAAACTTTAGTGTTTTGAATCAAGTTCGTAATAGATTTATTAAACATATTACAGATGAAAATATTAAGATGCATTGTATTATTGGCAATCATGACATCTATTATAGAAATACTAACGATGTAAATTCTACTACAGAACTATTTAAGGAT